GGCACGGGTATTATTTATATGAAGGAAGTCAGTCTTACCTGATGGTTACAACAGATGGTCAGCGTAAAAAAACACCCATAAATGTATTTATTGGTGTAGACCCGGCATCGAGTGAAAATGTAAAGGCCGATTATACGGTAGTAATGGTCGTTGGTGTAGACCCAGATTATAATATATATGTTATAGATTACTTTCGTGGGCAAGTAGCCCCAATGGATGGTGCAGAGAGAATTTTTGAGATGGCAGACAAATACCATCCAAAAGACATAAGGATTGAGAAGACTGGCCATGTTATGCTTGCAGATTATGTGTTGCGCAAATCTAAGAAAACAGGTAGGTTCTTAAATATAAATCCCAAGGATGCCATTAAAACAAAATATTATCGTATTAAAGAAATGCAGCCACTATTCGCAAGTCAGGCAGTCTTTTTAAGAGATGAACATGAAGAGTTGGAGTCTGAGCTCTTAAATTTCCGTGAACACGGTCAGTTTAAAAAGGATACACTTGACGCGCTTAAATGGGCGACAGAAGACGTATATACTCCAGACATGAGACTAGAAGATGGTGAGTGGATAGAAAGCCAAGCCTCTATAGTGGGTTCTGACTGGGAAACGGGGGAGATAATATATGCTTGATTTTTTTTATTGTGGAACGTAACATTAGCCTAGCATAATGGCACAACTTTACAAAGATAGCCCCGGGAAGCTTCCGGACATTAGCTCTATAGCAGACTATGATAAGCTTGAGGCCGATGATGTTCGCGAGGAATATGCATTATATCAAAACGATGCTAGCGATTTTCACTCTCAGGTTTCAGAAGATTGGCAATTTTACCTTGGAAGCCAACTGACGCAGAAGCAAAAAGATTATTTAATAAGTGTCGGTCAGCCGCCAGAGTCAAATAATAAGATTCGTCCAGCTGTAGAGCAGGTACTGGCAAATGTTGCGGCAGCGAGTCCTGAGTGGCACGTTATACCCGTCGGCAAAACCGACGGAGAGGTAGCATGGGTTCACTCTCAGGTAATGGAGAGGATATGGTTTGACTCTTATGGTGATGTTCAATTCCGAAATGCTGTCAAGCATTATATCATAAAGGGGTTGACGTTTGTATATGTCTACCCTGACTGGACGGCCGAGAATGGTCTTGGCGCTATTCGGATGAAGCATCTCCCTACAGAATCCATATTTGTTGACCCGAACTCTGCGCTACCAGACTTCTCGGACGCTGCCAGCATTATATACTCTGACCTCGACACCAAGATTCACTTAAAATCTCAATTCCCTCAATATGTTGATTTGATTGAGGACGCCATGGAAGATTACAACAAAAATGAGTTGAGTGGTGATAAGTATAATAGGGATTATGTGATAACTAGGGGTGACGTAGTTGACGATGGTTCTCAACCCAAGATACGAAAGTTCATTCGGTTCGCAAAGTTGTCTATACCAAAAATAAGGGTTACGGACGAAGATACAAAGTTTACTCAAGTTTTCGACCGCAAACAGTATGATGAAATGAAAAAGGACTCTAAGTTCATTGAATATGTTGAGTCTGGGAATGTTATGGTAGACACAGTATATGAAAGACACATAAGGGAGACGTGTGTCTTCGGTGACGCGGTGGCTTATGACCACATCTTACCTATAACTGATTATCCAATTATCCCGGCATGCAACGAGTTTACTGGCAACCCATATCCATCTGGTGATGTGCGCCACGCCAAGTCACCACAGAGGATGCTTAACAGGACAGAGGCGCTTTTAATTGCGCATACAAATGCTACCGCAAACTTCAAGCTCGTCTATGAAGACGGTGCGATTGAGCAAAGCGAGCTAGCAAAGTGGCACATACCAAATGCAGTCGTTCGTGTAAACCCGGGAGCATTGCGTGAGGGGAAAATAAAAGAATTTGCGCCACCCTCAGTATCGAGTTCGCTGTACAACGAAAAACAGCGATATGAGGTTGATATTGAGCAGGTTTTTGGCGCCTACAAATTTCAACAGGGAAACCCAGACGCTACACCCGGAACAGTCGGTGAGGCGTCCCTTATTGATGAGGCGGTTTCCAGAAAACAGAATTGGAAAATTTTGCCTATTTATGATATGCTCACTCGTGCAGCGCGCATTGCTGTGGAGTGGATGCCCCATGTTTATGACCAGCAGAGAGTTCTGAGGCTTGTCAATCCACAGGGTGACGACCAAGAAGTCAAACTTAACCTTCCAGTGACAGACCATACGGGTGGTATTAAGAGAATGTATGACATGGTCTCTGCTCAGGTAGACATCCGTGTTGTTGTTGGTTCTACAAAAGCGAAGAACCCAATGGCTGACTTACAACGAGACCTTGGTCTCATGCAGGCTGGAATCTATGATGATATACAGGTTATTACAAATATGCAGACAGGTGTTGACAAGGGAGCGCTGATAGAGCGTCGCAGTATGATGGCGCAGTTACAACAGCAGGTGCAAGGTCTCGGTGAAGAGCTTAAGAAAGCCAAGGGAGACCTGCAAACACGTGAACGTGAGATATATCATGCTAATATGCGAGCAGAAATTGCTGAGGCCACGAAATCCGTATCTCAGTCTGTTAGCAATATAAAGGCAAACGAAAAACTTGAAACGGCGAGGCGGCGCGATACTACGCGTCAATTCGCACAGCAGGTAAACTCTATTCAAAAAAATGGGCCCCCAACAGCAAAGGGGTAACTCATAAGATAAGGAGCACCTAGCATGGAAAAAGAGAACAAAACAACAGATGAGCAAATCGTAGAATCGGAAATAACTGAAGACAACCTTATCGAAGAGTTGATTGCTTTTAACTCGGGCGAAGAAGGCACTGAGAGTTCTAAAGAATCTGATGATATGGCGGAATCTGAAGGCGCTGAGCAGGAAGCTAGCGCAGACAGTACGGAAGATAACGCTGATGACACTAAGCTGGAGACTTCTAAGGATGAATCCGTAGAGGAGGAATCTAAGGAAGAAGACGAGGCTTGGTTAATTAAAGGAAAATTCCGTGACGACGAGAAAGGTCGTGCAGACATGGCGAAATCCTATAGGGATATTCAAGGTATGTACGACAAGACCAAAAATGAAAGTAATACACTTTCAAAGGAGGTCGATGATAAGGTTAGGTTTGCAGATTGGGTGGCTAGAAATCCCGACGCTATTGAGGCATTGAAAGGTGTCAATGAAGGCGCTAAGGTAAAGTCAGGCCAAACAACTGGAACACCTGAGAAACCAGAGGATTTTGATTCTCTGGACATTTTTACTGAAGGTACATCCTCCAATGAGTGGTATCAAAGCGTGCGCGAGAGCGAGCGCACTAGTATAATCGGCGACGTTATGAGTGCCGTTAAAACCGAGGTTGACGCGCTTGAACAGGAAGATACTGTTCGTCGCGAGCAAACTGCGATGCATGACTACTTAAAGAAGGAAGAAGGAATGAGTGATGACGATATTGAATCGTATAACAAGTTCATGTCTTCAGATGACAATGTAACCCCATCAAATCTCGTTAGGGTCTGGCGTATACTTACTGGTCAGCATGGTGAAAATGAAACATCAGGCGAAGAGGCGCAAAATGTCGCGCCCAAGAATCGTCCACCTAGTGCTGCAGCGGTAAGCGGGTCAACACCCCCACCACCTTCAGCCAAGAAAGAGGAGGACGACTTCTTCAAAAACCTGATGCAATTCTCTAAATAAGGAGAATATATCATGGCTGAGAACTACGGTAGCGGTATGACGCTTTTTACCGACGGTTCTACGAAGCAAGTCCTTGAACTTGGAAACAAGGTTCACTACTTCAACCCGTCGGCATCACCGCTATTTACACTGATGGGACGCAGTGGCACTCGTGCTACTCCCGTTCCTAAATTCGAGTGGATGGAAGATGAACACTTCCTGAAGCGTACTTTAATCGTCCAATTCCCAGCACTTTCTATTTCTGGGGACACAAGCGTAATTGGACTTAACCGCCAAGCACAGATGGAAGGCATCGAAGTTGGAAATGTCTACAAATGTACTCCGGCAAACGGCGCTACCATTGACAGTGGAGTCGGTGCTGTATACATGGCAGTCGTTGCGCATGGTCAATCCATCACTAACGGTGGCAACTTAGACGTGGACTTTGTATCTGGCGCTTATGCCAGTAACGCGTTTACGAAAGCCTCCCCGACGGTATTTGCCGGCTTTGACCCTGATGCTACTTTGAGTTTTGAGTACATCGGTACTTGCGGTTATGAATTACCCGCGGGCGCACTTCCAGTACATGGCTCTGCACAAGGATACGCCGAAGGCGCAGACGTGCAGAAAATGTCAATGAAGAAGGTGCGCAGGCTCTTCAATGTTACCCAGATATTCCGCGAGCCTTACAGCATCACACGTACTGCACAGGTTTCCAAGCAGTATGGTGAGCAGGAGCTAGCTCGTTTGCAAGCTCGTAAGCTGGCGAAAATCAAGGGTGATATTGAATACGCAATGCTCACCTCTGGGGATGTCGCTCAGGATTCGTCTTCGGAAGCACCACAGAGGACATTCTCTGGGTTTGGCATCGGTCAGGCTGCTGGTGTTGGCGTTATTAAGTCCAATGATGGACGCGACAACGCTGACTTCCAGTGGGATGAGTCGGCTGGTATCGACGCACTGGATTCAGTTGTAGCTGCTATCTTCCAAGATACATTGGAAGGCAGTTTGAAGAAGGTTGCTTACTGTTCCAATAAATGGTTGAAATTAGTTGTCAAGGCTGTACGTGGAAGCGCAGGCGCACAGTTTTCGACAGGCATGGGTAAAGATATCACCGCAGGTTTGCGTGTGAGTTCTTACATGGGCCCAGTCGGACAGATTGACTTCATTCAACATCCATTCTTGGAAGCGGTACACGAGGACTATGCTCTTGTTGTTGATTTCTCTAACTGTACTATGCGCCCGTTGGCACAGTCCAACATGCAGTTGCGCAAGAACATTGTAAGAGATGGTCACGACGGACAAACGGATGAATGGCTCTTTGAAGGTGGGCCTGAAATTCGTCAGGAGCAGACTCACGCTATCCTGAAAGTCGTAGCATAGAGCTAAACAGATGATTTATGGGGGCGCGCTTGCGCGTCCCCATACAATCACTAAATTGGAAGGATACTATGCGATACAAGGAAGCTTATGAGCTTATTGACGCGGCGATGTTGTCTGTTTCGCCAAATTTTCCAATAACCACAACGATAAAAAACAAGTTTTTCGATGACAATGTGAGCGCCCTCGGCTTGCGTTTTGTGCGCAAGTTGAACGAGGAGGAGTTTGATATTGTCACCGACCAGAAAGAGTATGTATTTACTAGGTCAGATGCTACTCGACAGATTTATAGGGTAAAATTAGGAACGACGATTTTACCATTAATATCAAGAGCCCAAATAGCTGACCCAGACGACCTTTTCTTACAGGGTTATTATTATGATGAGAAAATCAGTGGCTATGGAGAGATTACCAATGTTGTTGGCGGCTCAACTACATCACTTACGGTCAGCAGTCAACCTGATTTAGTGGCTGGTGACTACATAAACATACAAAACATGACGACGCCAGATAAATTGTTATCAAGTATATCTGTTAATAGTGGTGGGAGTGGGTATGACAATACTGCATATATTACTTTTACTGGAGGCGGAGGGACAGGTGCAGCCGCAACACTAACTATTATTGGTGGTGTGGTTCAAAGTATTACTATAACAAATCGTGGTTCCGGGTATACTTCTGTACCAACTGTTAATATAATTCAAGAAGTTTTTTTGGGGATTGCAGCTTCGGTTACGGCGGTACTCTACGACGTTATTAATGTGCTTAATGGTACTCGTGTAAAGGTCGCCACTATCAATGGTAATATTATAACGGTCAATGCAATCACAGTCGGCCAATCTATCGCCGCCGATGGTGACTACCAGCAAGAGACCAAAAAGATTGTATTAGCAAAAGAGCCTAGTGCGACAATAGATAAATTGACGGTAATTTATTATGCCAGTCCAAGAAAGCGTGGTTCTTTGGATGATATAGTAGACTTACCAGAAAGACTCGTAAAGTCTGCTGTTCATTATGTTATTAGTGACCTTATGAACATTGACAATAAGTTTAAATTGGCAGATAAACATCGTAGCCTTGGCGCACAACACGAAGCTGACTTTATGTTAACTGACAGAAATCGAGAGGCAGCCATGGATATATTGCCAGCGCCTATGGGAGACTTTATTTAATGGCCAGTAATTTATATTATTTTAAGCTAAAAACTCTTGTTGGCGAGATAGCTGACCCAAAGTTTGTAACCGACGTTTTAACAGACTCTGCGGCAGAGATTATAAATATATTAGACCCACAGTATTTGTATCTTGTTAGTACCGAGATTACTGGTGACCCATCTGACACAGACCAAACATGGGTTACGAGTGACAATGGTTATGTTATACCATCGAGTAGGATTCTTAATGTTAGCAAGAAAGATTCAAAGGCTGTGTACCGTCAGGCCAAGGAAGTTCCAATATCATACGAATTTAAAATTCAAAACTCAGATTCGATATTTTACCCGTCAGAGCATGAACCTGTATATATATTAAAGAACGGTGCTATCTATGTTTATGGTGGTAGCGCAATGTCTTCTGTATACACCATTAAGATAAATCTTGTTGAGTATCCCACGGTTAGTTACAACGATGCAACTGGTACTGGGGTG